TATTGGGATGAAGAACAACAAAGATACTATGACAGTGAGGAATATTTACAGGATGAATAAGATGATTAGATATTATGTAGAATTTGAATCTGTCTATGAAATAGGTAAGTATATATATGTTTATGCGTATAGTGAACAACAGGTTCGTGATATGTTTGATGATTACGAATTAGTGGCTGTAGACCAAACTGATTAGGGGACACAACATGGAACATCTATCAGACTATCAGAAACTAGATTGGATTAGCTTTGCCATTCAAGAAGCTATGAATGGAAACTATGATGAACTAGAGCAAGCTTTAGAAATTGTAGAGGTACTAAGAGAAAGGCAGGAGTAACATGGTAGAAAAAGCTTTAACAATAATCTGCATAGGAGCAGGTACACTATTGACATATTTGTCAGGTGACACTATAATCTACATGGTAGGCTATGATGACCTGTTGGCCTACACAGTGGGGATATTTATAATGGGTGCAGGTATCAGGTCAGTATTGAAAGGTAAGTGAGAATGAGAGTAACTAAACGTATGTTAGAGGTACGCTTGGGACGTATCAACAGGACAATAGTAGGCACTGATTATCAGCTAAACAATGCACCTTGCTATGGTGGTTGGCAGTTGACAGCTAACAAGGGTAGCACTATCATACAGCATAGACTACCACCAAAGCAGATGTTAAACTATCTTGATGGTGTAATACTAGGGCTTGACATGGGTAGATATGGAGCAATAAAATGAAACTAGAAGTAAACACAACATACTATGATAATCTTCCACAAGAACACCTAGTAGAAAGCTTGGGAGTGTTACCGCATTGGGTACGAGAAAGCCACATACTAGGCGTAGACTGTATGAAGTCCTACCTCAATGATAGGTATGGCTATGGATTGTATGAGTACAAGGGCAAGGTAAAAGAGGATGGTACGTATCAATCAGAGTTTGAAGAGGACGAGGACTTGCATTTCATAGCACGTATGAGGACACAGCTAGGCATGGTCTACTTCTATCCTTATGCTATGGTAGCAATACCAACAGACGATGGACACTTTGTAACGAGGATGGACTAATGAAATTAGAATTAAATCTAGACCATGAGCCTAGTCTAGACCATTGGGCTAAGTGTATTGCTGATGATGACATAGCTACAGGCTATCATACTAATTGGGATTATGCTTACGAACAGGCGTGGCATTCATTAGATGCTGAGTACAATTATAACTACGAATATAGGATGGACTAATGATTACGAGAGAAGAACTAGAGCATTGGCTAGGTGGCTGTCCATGTGAGGAATATTTTATATGCTCAGAAGAGGAAGGTTTAATCAGAGTAGCTTTTTGTTTTGAAATAGAAGAGGATGCAGATGAATATGAAGATGAGTAAACAGGCAGAGAAAGCTATCACTGCACATGTAGACCATATCATAGCCAACAATCAATGGGATGGTGAGGATGATTGGTTTGAGTATGAGTATGATGGCGAGGTAGTAGACATAAACATCTGGCGTGATGATGACAACGTGGTACGTGCATCTGTATATGCGACAGTGCAGACACCTAATGGGTTGACAACAGACACAGATGTATGGTATAATTTGGAGGCGTACACATGAGCTTGAGGAATTTTAAGATACCACTAGAAGGTCTTGATGCGGTGTTGTCTATGACTGAGATTAATCATGGCAGAGTAGCAGGTGAGAAGCTTGACCACATTACCTACGAGGTGGCACTAATGGGGACTAATGATTGGAAAGAATTTAGTTTCATAGGAGAACCTATACAGTTATATGATTTGCATGAGTTGTATGAGGTCATGCACTCTGTAATCAAGGACAAGGATTGGTCTATCATTATGAACCAGTACGAGGTAGAACTAGAGTTTGAACCACAGTTAGAATTGGTAGTAGACAATGACAACACTGAGAATTGATAAAGATTGGGAAATAACAGGCGAGATGCTTGACTATTATCTGATGGCAGAGTATGATATGGAGATGATACAGGATAGGCAGGACTATATGATGTTTATAGCAGGTCTGTATCGTAGAGCAGGTATGCAGAAGAGTACATACCCAAAGGAGTTATTCGATGTCGAAGATAAATCCAGTGGCGAGAGCCATGATGCAGAGCAGAAAGAGGACACAGTACATACCAGATAAGAAGAAGTACAACAGGAAAAGGGACAGGCATGAACATATTTTATCTGAGCAAGATACCAGAGGAAGCAGCAGAGATGCACTGCGACAAGCACGTAGTGAAGATGATACTTGAGACAGCACAGCTACTGAGTACAGCGCATCGTGTGCTTGATGGTAACGAGTGGGCAGAGTACGTAGGATTGTACAAAGCTACACACAAGAACCATCCATCGTCAGTGTGGGTACGTAGTAGTAATGACCACTACAAGTGGACACTTGACTTACTCTTTTATCTGTGCAAGAATTACACACTCAGGTATGGTAAGATACACAAGACCATGCGATTACTCGACAGTCTTGGTGTAGTACCTGAGTACATAGAGGATGATGGCTTTACACAACCACCACAGTGTATGCCTGATGAGTACAAACGCAACTGTTCTGTTCGTGCGTATCGTGCCTACTACAATGGAGAGAAGGCACACTTTGCACAATGGAATCATAGCGAAACACCAGAGTGGTGGACAGGAGTGCCAAGTGAAGCGCAATAAATATGATGATGCCTACATTCTAGGCTACACAAATGGCTATCATAATGATGGCTACGACAACCAGTATGACAAGGACAAGCAACCACAGTATCATGTAAAGTACAAGCATGGCTACGAAGATGGTCACTATCTTAAAACAAAGGAGCAGTGGGATGGGATTAGGTTACACTAGATGTCCATACTGTTCAGCTAATGCAGAGAAACTATACGCAGTAGACAGGCAGATAGAGTGCTTCTGTCCTGAGTGTTATGCTGATTGGCAGATAGACATAGACGTAGTACAGGACACGTACTACGAGAAGTTCAATATGAAATACTATGGTGAAGGTTAATGACTACATTAGTAGTAGTAGTATGGCTATTAGCTATGCTTGTAATAGGAATAGTTTGTATGAGTAGCGTAGATGCTACTGGATTACAATTCCTAGTAATGATACTAGGAGTAGTAATTATAGGAAGTGTTAGTATGTATAACTATATATAGTATACAGTACAGGGGGTCTCTCTTATGGATGTAACTTTAGAAACAGACCAAGACCTCATTGACCATCAGTTACAGTTAGAAACTGACATGATTACTGGTGGCATCGAGAGGTTTAGAAAAGAACGTGACGCCTCAATAGAACGTGGCAGAGAAAGCCACACTCTACATGGCAGAGTGATAGTATCAAGGCTAGTAGATGACGTAGCTTTGGGCATAGAGGAGTGGATAAAAACTCCAAGCAATGTATCACGTGACATAGCGTGGAAGAAAGTAAAGGACTGTAATGCAGAGCAACTTTCTTTCCTCAGTCTTGTCACGCTAGTTGATAGCATCAGTAGAAAGAACACACTGATGTATGTAGCACGTAGCATTGGTGCTTCTATTGAGATACAGGACAGGCTAGACAGATGGATAGCAGACGAAGGTGACATAGCACGAAACACAATCAAGCAAGCTATGAAGAAAGCCTATGGTGCTAGACGTTATGGCCTGACAAACAAGATGAACAAGGATGGCTACAAAGAGAACGCATGGTTACAGTCAGAGCGTATCCATGTAGGCTTTAAGATGGTAGACATTATCATCAGGTCTACAGGCATAGTCAAGCTGAGTACACAGCAAGCGAAGCGTGGACGCAAGACAACATGGGTTGTACCTGAGATGGAAACACTTGATTGGATTAATTCATTCAATAGTTTTGCAGAAACACATAGACCAAGACTACTACCTTGTGTTATAGTTCCAAAGGATTGGACTGACGTGACAGGTGGTGGATATCATGGTCACGAGATTAACAAGCTACCAATAGTGAGGCGTAGATGAGCATAAAGACACACTTAAAAAGGTTGAGGCAGCAAGACTTGACAGAAGAATACCAGTGTCTCAATACACTACAGCGCACTGAGTGGCGCATAAACAAGAAGGTTCTTGAGGTCACACGAAATTTGTGGGACAATGGGCATCAGGTAGGCAAGCTTCCATCACGTGAAGACTTACCACTACCACCATACCCATTCGATAAAGAACCAAACGAATTGACTGAGGAAGAGAGAGAGTTGTTTCGCACGTGGTCAGGCAAGCGTAATCAAATCTACTCCTTAAACAATCGCAGCATGAGTAAGCGTGTGCAGGTAGAGCGTACACTGAAGATAGCAGAACAGTACAGTAAGTATGACAGGTTCTACTATGTTTGGCAGAACGACTTTCGGTCTCGCAAGTATGCGAGTAGCACCTTTCTCTCTACTCAGTCAGCCGATTGGAGCAAGGCTCTGCTAGAGTTTAGCTATCCCATGCCCATAACTAATTGGGATGAAGCACGATGGTTGTGCATACATGGAGCTAACCTGTTTGGTAATGACAAGGTTAGCCTAGATGAAAGAGAAGCTTGGGCTTGGGAGTTTGCAGAGAAAGAAGCAAGCAGGATTGTAGATAATCCATACGACAATCGCCTGTGGTTAGAAGCAGACAAACCTTTTCAGTTCCTATCTTGGTGCTATGAGATGTCTGGTCTACTACGAGAGGGGTGGGGCTTTGAGACACGTCTACCTTGTGCGGCAGATGGCTCTTGCAATGGGCTACAGCACCTCTCCGCTATACTACTGGACGAAAGAGGGGGCAAGGCAACCAACTTGATAGCTGGTGACTTACCTCAGGACATCTACACACAGGTAGCAGAAGAGACTACACGAAAGATAAAGCAAGATGACACTGAACTAGCACGTAAGTGTCTAGAATTTGGCATCGACAGAAAGATTTGTAAGCGTTCTGTTATGATTGTACCTTACTCAGGCACACGTCACGCCTGTAGAGAGTACATAGCAGAGGCTATAGAGGAGAGGATAGAGAAAGGACAGGCTAATCCATTTGGAGATGACTTGTTTGAGGTGTCTCATTACTTGTCCATACATGTGTGGGATGCTATCGCAGATGTAATTGTATCTGCAAGAAAGGTGATGAACTACTTGAAGGATGTATCAGCAGTCTACGCTGAACATAACACACAGATGGAATGGATAACACCTACAGGATGGTTGGTGTTACAAAACTACAGTGAAACAGATAGCAAAAGAATTAAGACACACATTAATGGTAACACTGTGTCGCTGTCGTTTGTGAAGGACAGAGAGAACACAGTAAACCGCAAGCGTACTAACTTGGGTAGTAGTCCTAACTTCATTCACTCGTTGGATGCAGCAGCAATGACTAAGACTATTAACAAGGCAGTCACACGAGGTGTTGAAGACTTTGCAATGGTACATGATAGCTATGGCACACACTCTACACACATGCCTAGATTATCCTCTGTACTGCGTGAGGAGTTCGTCAATATGTACGAACAGCATGATGTCTTGACAGAGTTGAGAGACCATGCTACAATAGTGCTTGGCACTCAGGATATTCCTGAACCACCAAGTAAAGGTAACTTAGATTTGAGAGGCATACTGAAGTCTCAGTATTTCTTTGCTTAATTCTAAAGTTACATCATAGCCAAATCAATAACGAACAGGAGATAAAATGGAAGTTATTAAAGGTAAAGCTAGATGGGCTAAAGTGTTTGAACCAGACACACGTTATGTTCCTGAAGGTGAGTACTCAATTCAGGTTGTAGTACCTGAGAGCGAGGCAGCAGAAGTGTGTGAACAGCTAGACAAGATGGCACAAGCCAAGCTTGAAGAAGCTGTCAAGGAAAATCCAAAGTTAAAAACAGTCCTGTCCACACGTTCTTGTTACGATAATGATACAGACGAAGCTGGTACACCTACTGGTGATATCGTCTTCAAGGCTAAGATGAAAGCACGTATCAAGTCACGTGATGGTAGAGTGTATGAGCAGAAGCCAGCAGTGGTAGATGCAAAACGTACACCGATGGATGGTAACGCTTTGATAGGCAATGGCTCAGTAGTTAAGATAGCTGTTGAACCTTTCCCATACATGATGCAAGCAACCAAGAGCGTGGGTGTTACGCTACGCCTCAAGGCTGTACAGGTTATCGACTTGGTAGAGTATGGTAATTCTGTGTCTTCCATCTTTGATGAAGAGGATGGCTTTGTTACTAAGGCAGTAGCAAAGGATGATTCTGTAGACGTGTTTGGTGACAGCGCAGATGCCGAAGGGGACTTTTGAGGAAAGGGTCATTGATGACCTTAACGTACGTGATGTTCCATATATGTATGAACCAGAGAAGCTGGCGTACTATGTGGAGCGTCACTACGTACCTGACTTGAAAGTTGGTACTATGTATGTAGAGTTGAAGGGGTACTTCAGACAGGATGCACAACGAAAGATGAAAGCTGTCAAGGCACAGCATCCAGAGTTGGACATCAGGTTCGTATTTCAAAACGCACAAGCTACGATACAAGGTGCAAAGAAAAGAAAGGATGGGTCAAAGATGACCTGCGCTGAGTGGGCAGAACGTAATGGTTTTGTCTTTAGTGAAGGAACAATACCTGAGGAATGGTTATGAGCATTGTAGATATAACAGAAGAGATTGCATCTGAGATTGACGTGAACGCTGAGTTTAACAAGAATGGTCTGAGCTTATCTGTATTCGTAGATGAAGCTGAGATACATGAGCAGGTTGACTTTGTGGACATGGCCTATATGATGGTACAAGACGAGGACAAGTATCCACCAGAAGTACTGGACAAAATACGAAAAGGTCTAGCACGAATGGTAGATATCCTAGAGGATGTAGAGGATGACTGAGGAAGGTGAGTTTATCAGGCATACAGCCTGTCCTCACTGTGGCAGTAGTGATGCCAATGCTTTGTATAGTGATGGTAAACACTACTGCTTCTCGTGTCAGACCTTGACACCAGCAGATAATCAAGAGGAAGTAATGGCTAAACTTGAAACACACGATACAGTATTCTTGGACGTGGAGTTCAAGGAACTGAGCAAGCGTAGAATTTCACAGAAGACCTGTGAGTTTTGGGGCTATGGTCTGTCAGAGTACAGAGGACAGAAGGTACAGGTAGCCAACTACAGAGGCAGAGATGGAGAACTAAAGGCACAGAAGGTACGCTTTGCCAACAAGGACTTCTCTGTTATTGGCGATGCCAAGCAGGTTGGTCTGTATGGTGAGCATCTTTGGAGAGATGGTCAAGGTGGTAAGTTCATCACTATTGTGGAAGGTGAGCTTGATGCTCTGTCTCTTGCACAGGTTATGGATAACAAGTGGCCTGTAGTGTCACTCCCATCAGGTTGTACATCTGCCAAGAAAGCGATAGGCAAATCTATTGAGTGGCTATCTAAGTATGAGTACGTAGTACTTATGTTTGACATGGATGAGGCAGGACAGAAAGCAGCTAAAGAATGTGCTACTGTACTACCACCAAACAAATGTAGGATAGCATCTCTACCGCTTAAAGATGCTAGTGAAATGGTACAGGAAGGTAGAGTTAGAGAGTTACTAGATGCTGTCTACTCAGCTAGAACCTACAGACCTGATGGAATTGTAGCAGGTAATGAGGTGTGGGATATCATCACACAAGATGACAACAGAGATTCTGTGCCATATCATTACTCAGGACTACAGGATAAAACAGGCGGCTGTCGCATGGGTGAGATAGTAACAGTGACTGCTGGTTCTGGTATTGGGAAATCACAACTAGCTAGAGAGTTTGCTCACAATCTTATCAGACATGGTAAGACAATAGGCTACATTGCTTTAGAAGAAAGCATGAAACGAACAGCCTTAGGTCTCATGTCCATAGAGATGAACAAACCTCTGCACCTACAGACAACTGGCATAGCAGAAGAGGAGTTAAGAAATGCTTTCGATGCAACTCTTGGAACAGGCAGAGTATATCTGTATGACCATTGGGGTTCTACTGATAGTGATAATCTACTTGACAAAATAAGATACTTGGTTCATGGTTGTGAGTGTGAGTACATCATACTAGACCATATCAGTATTGTAGTCAGTGGACTAGAAGGTGGAGATGAGAGGAGACTAATTGACAATACAATGACACGACTACGTGCCTTAGTTGAAGAGCTTAACTGTGGTATGATACTAGTGTCACACTTGAAGCGTCCATCTGGTGACAGAGGACATGAGGATGGCGCACAAACATCTATGTCACAGTTGAGAGGTAGTGCTGCTATTGGTCAGCTAAGTGACATGGTAATTGGATTGGAACGAAACCAACAGGACAAGGACAATCCACACGTCAGCCATGTTAGAGTTCTGAAGAACAGATGGTCAGGCGATACTGGACTATGTTGCTCTTTGGAATATAGTACTTCTACTGGACGTATGGTAGAGACTATCTTCAATGATGAAGAGGATGACATAGATTTTTAACTAGCTACTGCGGAGACAGAGCATGAAACTAATATTTGATATTGAAGCAGATAACTTATTAGACGATGTAACACAGGTGTGGTGCATTGTCACAAGAGATGTGGACACTGACGAAGTGTACGCCTTTGACCCCACTTGTATTGAGGATGGGTTGATTCATCTAGCTAGTGCTGAGATGTTGATAGGTCATAACATTATTGAGTATGACTTAGCAGTACTCAGGAAGCTGTATAGCTTTGAGTTAGAAGATGGACAACAGGTTCTTGACACGTTGGTATACTCTAGAACTATTTGGCCTGACATACGTGAGGTTGACTTTAAGCTACACAAGCAAGGCAGGATGCCTATGGCACTGCTAGGTAGGCAAAGCCTAAAAGCTTGGGGCTACAGACTAGGAGAATTAAAAGGTGATTTCGGTGGTGATAGTCAGGACTTTGGAAGCTACAGCAAAGAGATGCTCGACTACTGTGTGCAAGACACCAAAGTTACAAGAAAACTTTATCAGAAAATTCTGGAAAAAAATTTCAGCCAAGAGGCATTAGACCTTGAGACTGAGATACACACTCTGCTGATAGAGCAGGAGAAACGTGGCTTTGACTTTGATATAAAGGCTGCACAATCTCTGTACGCTGAGATAGCAGAGCGTAAGAACAACATTGAGACACAACTACAGGAAGTATTTGAACCTACTGTTGTTGAGATGAAGACCAAGACAAAGACAATCCCATTCAATCCTGCATCACGAAAGCAGATTGGTGAGAGGTTGATGTCAAAAGGATGGAAGCCTACTAGCTTTACTAACACAGGTGAGCCTAAGGTAGACGAGGCTGTGCTAGAAAAACTAGAAATGCCAGAAGCAAAACTACTGAGTGAGTACCTACTCCTGAATAAACGCATAGGTCAGTTAGCTACAGGCAAACAGGCTTGGCTAAAGGTAGAAAGGGGTGGTAAGTTACATGGTAGAGTTAATCACATGGGTGCTGTCACGTCACGTTGTACGCACAACAATCCAAACATGGCGCAAGTTCCTAGCGTGGGTTCGCCATTTGGTAGTGAGTGTAGGAGTTTGTTTCATGCACCCACAGGCTACTCCTTATTGGGTGCGGATGCTAGTGGGTTGGAGTTGCGCTGTCTTGCTCATTATATGGCTGCTTACGATGATGGGTCTTACGCACACGAGGTAGTCAATGGTGACATTCACACCATAAACCAAGAAGCTGCTGGTCTACCTACACGTTCCAACGCAAAGACATTTATCTATGGATTTTTGTATGGCGCAGGTGATGAGAAGATTGGTAAGATAATCAACAAAGGAAGTAAGGAAGGTAAGTCTATCAAGAATAAGTTTCTGAAGAAACTACCTGCTCTAAAGTATCTGAAGGACGCTGTTGCTAAAGCGGCAGAGGACAGAGGATGGGTGAAAGGATTGGATGGTAGAGCCATACCAGTTCGTCATAGCCATGCTTCACTGAACACTTTACTTCAGTCTGCTGGCGCAATAATCTGTAAGACTTGGTACGTGTTCATTGCACGTGCTATCAAGGAAGCAAACTTGGACGCACAGATTGTAGCGTTCATCCATGATGAGGTACAACTAGTAGTAAAGAAAGGTCAAGAAGATGCAACAGGCAAACTTATTCAGCTATGTATGGAAGAAGTCGAGCGACACTACAACTTCAGATGCAAGCTCGACAGTGAGTACAAATATGGCAGAAATTGGGCAGACACCCACTAAGACTTGTAATGTTTGTGACGTAGACCTTGAGCTAGGAAAGAACTGGACGAGAGGTAACAAGAAAAAGAATGTCTACTTCTGTAGAGACTGTGACAATGAAAAGCGTAGAGCTAACTTTCTGAAGCAGAGAGCAAGAGAGATAGGTGACATTGTACTGAAGAAGTATAATGGCAGTAAGGATGGTTACGTTTACATAGTTACTAATCCAGCATGGCCTGATTGGGTTAAGATTGGCAGTGCTATGGACGCTGATAATAGGTGCAAAGGTTATCAGACATCTAGTCCTTTCAGAGATTACTCAGTTGTCTACAGAGTGTACGCAAAAGATAGACTACTAGCTGAACACAATGCGTTTGATTATGCAGAGAAGATAGCAGAAAGACGCAACGAGTGGTTCAAGATGTCTGTAGGCCAAGCAAAGGAGTGTATACAGCATGGACTTTGATTTTATGTTTAAGTTAGTCTTGACCTGTTGTTTCTTTGGTGTTACAATATGCTTATGTATTAAGTGGATTGTAGAAACCTACCTTGATTATCAACAAGTAATGAAAGGTATTCAAGTTATCACCTTGCAGCAGATGAAAGATAGGTTAGAATTACAGGAACGATTAGAACGAAGAGGTATGGACGATGACGATTTTGCTAGTTGATGGTGACATCGTAGCATACAAGGCAGCAGCGTCAGCAGAGACACCTATTAATTGGGGTGATGGTTTGTGGACACTTCACTGCTTTGAGCAGGATGTAGCAATTAGATTAGATGACCAGTTAGATAAATTATTAGACGAAGCACCTGTGAAGGATTGTGTTATAGCTTTGTCTGATACTCAGAACTATCGTAAGGAGTTAGCACCTTACTACAAAGCTAATCGTAAGGATACTCGTAAACCTTTGCTACTAGGATGGGCAAGAGAGTATCTACGAGATACATATAACACTATAATATATAGGAGACTAGAAGCAGATGATGTCTTGGGGATATTGGGTACTGCGAATACAGATACTATTATCTGGTCTGAAGATAAGGACTTGCTTACTGTACCAGCAAAACATTGGATTAATGGAGAGGTGGTTGAAATCAGCGAAGAAGAAGCTAACTACAATCACTATGTACAAACGCTTACAGGTGATGCTACTGATAACTACAAAGGCTGTCCTAAAATTGGTGCTGTTACTGCCCATAAACTTCTTCAGGTTGAACCTACATGGAACACAGTGGTCACTGCGTATGCTAAACAAGGTTTGGGAGAAGCTGTCGCATTAGAACAGGCAAGACTAGCACGTATTCTACGTAATGGTGAGTATGACACAGATACAGCAGAGGTGAAGTTATGGACAGGCACACACTAGAAGAGATGATTGAGATGGACAGACCCACCACTGACAACAGGTTTACTGATATGGTGAATAGCCCACCCCACTACGCTGAAGGTAAGATTGAAACAATAGATTATATTGTTGATGTCTTAGGCGCATGGGAAGCTATTAGCTACTGTCATGGTAATGTACTAAAATACACAGGTTCACGTTTGTTTAAGAAAGGTAAACCTATAGAAGATGCTGAGAAAGCTATCTGGTATCTTAACAAGATGATTGAACTACTTAAAGAAACAAAAGGAAAGAACTGGTGACAACATTTAATGAGTATCAAAAGCAAGCAGTAAAGACTGCCATCTATCCACACTCACACAGCATCCTATATCCAGCGTTAGGTCTAGCTGGTGAGGCTGGTGAGGTGGCTAACAAAGTCAAAAAGTTTGTACGTGATGGTTATGACCAAGAAACCTTTGAGCAAAAGAAGATTGAGCTTGCAAGTGAGGTAGGAGATGTACTGTGGTATTGTGCAACACTAGCTCGTGACATTGGTTTTAATCTTGATGACATTGCAAAGATGAATCTCGATAAGCTGAAAGCAAGAGCAGAACGTGGGACACTAGGTGGCGAAGGGGACAATAGATGATAAGCAACCACTTACCAACAGACTATCAGACGTTCATAGCTACGAGCAGGTACGCTCGATGGCTAGAGGATGAAGGTAGACGTGAGACATGGAGTGAGACTGTAGCTAGGTACATCAACTTCATGGGTAGTAAAGTAAAGCTACCAAATCAAACATGGGATGAGCTAGAAGATGCCATTCTAAACTTAGAAGTCATGCCCTCTATGAGAGCGTTGATGACAGCAGGTGATGCAGCAGACAGAGACAATACCTGTATCTATAACTGTAGTTACCTACCAGTAGACAACATTCGTGCTTTTGATGAGGCAATGTTTATCCTACTGTGTGGTACAGGAGTAGGTTTCTCTGTTGAGCGTCAGTTCATCAGTAAGTTACCTGAAGTTCCTGAGAAACTAGAGACTACTAGCGATGTCATCATGGTAAAGGATAGCAAAGAAGGTTGGGCTAAATCTTTACATAGGTTGATGACGTACTTGTACGCTGGTGACATTCCAGTGTGGGATACATCTGAAGTACGTCCTGCTGGTTCTAGACTAAAGACATTTGGTGGACGTGCATCTGGTGCTGAACCACTAGAAGATTTGTTTAAGTTTGTTGTAGCTAAGTTCAAAGGCGCATCTGGACGTAAGTTAAACAGTCTTGAGTGCCACGATATCATGTGTAAGATTGGTGAGATTGTGGTAGTAGGTGGTGTACGTAGGTCAGCTATGATTAGCCTGTCCAACCTAAGTGATGGACGTATGGCACATGCCAAGTCTGGTTCATGGTGGGAGAATGAAGGACAAAGAGCATTGGCTAACAACTCTGCTGCCTACACTGAGAAGCCTGACATGGAGACATTCATGCGTGAATGGCTGGCTCTAGTAGAGAGTAAGTCAGGTGAGCGTGGCATCTTCAGTCGTGTGGCTGCTGACAAACACGTAGAGAAGAATGGCAGACGTGAGACAGGACACGAGTGGGGTACTAACCCATGCTCAGAGATTATCTTACGTCCTTACCAATTCTGTAACCTAACTGAGGTAGTAGTACGTCACAGTGATAACATAGATGAACTAAAACGCAAGGTACGTTTGGCTACTATACTTGGTACAATACAATCTACCTTTACAAAGATGCCATACTTGCGTAAAATATGGCAGAAAAATACAGAGGAAGAACGTCTACTTGGTGTATCATTGACAGGAATCATGGATAACTACTTACTTTCCAAGACTATTGACAGTACACGTTGGCTGGCAGAGATGAAGAAAGTAGCTATTGATACAAATGCAGAGTATGCTGATAAGTTAGGCATTGAACACTCATCAGCTATCACATGTGTTAAACCTTCTGGTACAGTGTCACAGCTAGTAGACAGTGCATCAGGAATACATGCACGTCATAGTGAGTACTACATTCGTACTGTTCGTGGTGACAATAAAGACCCACTGACACAGTTTATGAAAGACAGTGGTATTCCTGCTGAACCCTGTGTGATGAAACCTGATGCCACTACAGTGTTTAGTTTTCCAATGCGTTCTCCTGTAGGAGCTATTACTCGAAATGATATGACTGCATTAGAACAACTTGCTCTGTGGAAGAACTACGCTTTGGCGTGGTGTGAACACAAACCATCTGTGACTATCACAGTACGTGATGCTGAGTGGATGGAAGTAGGAGCATGGGTATACGAGAACTTTGACATTTGTTCTGGTATTTCATTCCTACCACACAGTGACCACACCTATGCACAAGCCCCATACCAAGACATTACAAAGGAAGAATATGAAGAGTTGTATGAGAAGATGCCGAAGGAGATTGATTGGGCGGCTTTGTCTCTATATGAGAAAGAAGACACTACCAGTGGGTCACAAACTCTAGCCTGTACAGCAGGTGCTTGTGAGATAGTTGATATCTAAAGTTACATCATTAGCGAAAGTTTGTTTATTATGAAAGTATTAGGAAACGACTTTAACATTACAGATGGCCTACTAAACCATTTGACTGCAATCTACCCCAACAAACTACCGCTTGAACAGATTTCCTCTGAGGATTTAGCTTTCCTCAGGGGACAACAATCTGTAATAGATAAGTTAAAAGAGTTACAACACAGAGATTTTGAGGAAGATTGACATGGGTGGAGTTTTTTCACAGAGAACACCTGACCCCTTACCTGCTCCTGCTAGACCTGTAACTGCTGTTACTAAAACACCTGAGTTAGAATTAGCTGATGATACAGAAGTAACAACAGAAATAGGTAAGAAAAAGAAGGGTAAGAGAGTTTTAAGAACAGATGTTAAACAAGAAACTGGACAAGTACCAAAAGCGGTAGCTGGTCTACAAATAAAGAAAGGTAGTTAAGATGGGTGGTGGACGTAAGAAGTCAAAACCTACACCAGTTGCGCCTGTAATGTTAAGGGGTTCTGTTAAAGAAATGGAACAGGATACCCCTATGTCTATAGAAACAGAGGGCGAAGGTATACGTAGAAAACGTAGAGGTAAACGTGCTATAGTTGCACAACCAGCAGCCGCTAATGTAGGCGGTGAAGGTACATCAGGGCTACAGATTCCGAAGGGATAAGTAAATGGAACAAGAGGTAGGAACACTAGCCAAACGCTACAGCCAGCTAGAGGCTGAACGAGACACGTTTCTAGAAAGAGGACGTGAAGCAGCAAAGCTAACTATCCCTACTCTTTTGCCAGATGAAGGACACAGCAGTACTACTAGGTATGCTACACCATATCAAGGCATTGGGGCAAGGGGTGTAAATAATCTAGCATCTAAACTCCTACTTGCTCTATTACCACCTAACAGTCCATTCTTTCGTTTGACGATTGATGACTTTGACTTGCAAGCTATAGCAGGTGACAATCGTGGTCAAGTAGAAGAGGGACTAGCACGTATTGAACGTGCAGCAATGCAGGAGATTGAGAGTAAATCTATACGTGTTCCTGTCTTTGAGGCACTAAAGCTGCTTATCGTAACTGGTAATGCGCTAGTATATATGCCCAAAGAAGGTGGCATGAAAGTATACAGGCCAGATAGATACTGCGTCAAGCGTGACGCTATGGGTAATCTACTGGAAATTATTACAAAAGAGAGCATATCTGCTCTTATGCTTCCAGAAGAAGTACGTGCATTAATACCTGCTCAAGAAGATTCGCATAAAACAGGTTCTCCTGTAAAGAACTATGACCTTTATACTTGTCTTACAAAGCAAAAAAATGGCTACATGACACACCAAGAGGTAGCTGGTATTGAAGTACCTAATTCACGTGGTACATTTAAAGAAGAAACTAACCCATTCATTCCATTACGTTTTATACGCATTGATGGTGAAGATTATGGACGTGGTTTCATTGAAGAGTACATGGGAGACCTGCGTAGTCTTGAGGCATTAACCCAAGCTATTGTACAAGGTAGTGCTGCTTCAAGTAAGGTACTATTTATGGTTCGTCCAAATGGTACTACAAAGTCTAAGGACTTGTCCAAAGCACCTAATGGTGCGTTTATTAATGGTGACGCT